GAAGCTGTTATTAACCAAGCGCAAAATACAGATGACGAAACTAACTGAGAAAGTTTATAAGGTGTACATAACATACTATACCGACGGATCTTATTATATTGGTTTTACCCAAAAAGAGGGAACGGCATTAGCTACTTATTTTGGATCAAATACGATCCGAGATAAATTGGTAAGTCATAAAGTTATTGTTTGGACATCAAAGTCTAAAGCAACTGCTAAACTTTTTGAGCTTCTTTTACAATTATCCCGTTTGGATTCCTCTTGGTGTGTTAATAGTATGCTAAATGTAAGAGTTAGAAAAGAGCACATGAAGGACTTACCTAAGTTTAAGTTAACTTTTGAAAATAATGAATTTAACAAAAAAGAAAACAATGGATAATAATTTAATAGACAAATTAAAAGAACAATTAAAAATTGATGAAGGTATTAAATACGAAGTTTATGAAGATCATTTAGGCTATGCCACATTTGGTATTGGCCATTTAATTACAACAGCTGATGAAGAATATGGTTGGCCTGTTGGAACTAAAGTAAGTGAAGATAGGGTAAATGAAGTATTTAAAACTGATGTTCAAAAATTTATTAGTGAAACACAAAAAGTATTTCCAGACTTAATTAATAAGCCTGATATAATACAAGTGGTGTTAGTTAATATGTGTTTTAATTTAGGTGCTCCAAGGCTAAGCAAATTTAGAAAATTTATTGCTGCCATTAATGATGAGCAATGGATTGAAGCATCTGTTGAAATGATGGATAGCAGATGGGCTAATCAAGTTGGTCCAAGAGCTGAAAGACTAAAGGAAATAGTTTTAAGTCAAGCCAACTGAGAGCATAATAACAAATCTTTGGATATATATTCTAAATATAGTAAATAATAAATATGAATCATAAAATAGAACTTTTCGACTTTCAACAGGAAGTTTTAATAGATCCTGCTAGGTTTAAAGTAATGGCATCTGGAAGAAGAGTTGGTAAATCATATTTAGCAGCCGTTGCTGCATATAACCACTGTTTAGAACAACCTAATAGAAGAGCTTTAATTATTGGACCTACTGTTTCAATGATTAGAGAATCTATATGGACAACATTAAAAAGTCTTGTGCATCCTGATCATATAAATGGGTATCCAAGAGAAATAGATTTAGAAATAAGATTTATTAATGGTTCCAAGATTACCTTAAAAGGGTTTGATAGACCAGACAGTTTAAGAGGTATATCACCATCACCTACATTTATTGTGCTTGATGAGTTTGCATATATTAAACAAACTGCATTTACAGAAGTTATATTACCTATGACATCTGATCCACAACGAAGAGCAAGTGTATTTGTAATAAGTACACCAAAAGGAATAACCAATGACTTTTATAAGTTATGGGTTAAAGGTCAAGAAGATAAAACAGGCTTATGGAAGTCTTGGCAGTTTACTGCTGAAGATGTTAGGCCTGATATGAAAGAAGAAATTGAACTTGCTCGGGTTACAATGGATGAAAAAAGTTTTAATCAAGAATATTGCGCCACCTTTAATAACACTGGTGATGCTGTATTTTATAATTTTAATCGTAATATACATGTTACTGATAACCTGTTGCCAATAGAGCCAGGTGAGCCAATACATATTAGCATTGACTTTAACGTCAAAATAATGGCTTCAACAGTATGGTGCCACCGTGGTAACCAATTACATGCAATGGACGAATTTTATGGTAATGCTGATACTTACCAATTAATTAGATCTATAAAAGGTCGATACAAAAATAGAGATATAATATGTTACCCTGATGCTTCAGGTAGGGCTATGAAAACCAGTGCTTCAACAGGTACAACAGATTTTAGTATATTAAGAGATGCTGGATTTAAAGTCTTAGCTAGGTCAAAGCAACCACCATTAGTGGACAGTGTTAATGCTGTTAATGCTTTGTTAAAAGATGCTAAAGGTAATACAAGATTATATTTTAATAAACAAAAGACTCCAAGGACAATTGCTTCAATTGAAACAACAACTTGGAAAGAAGGTTTTACCAGTGGTATGGACAATGCTATAATTGACAAATCAAAAGGTGTTGAACATTATTCTGATGGTATTAGATATATATGTGAGTTCTTATATCCAATAGGTAAACATAA